GTTAGACAAGCGACCATATTGATTTCTTGTTCTGCGACAAAACCTGCCTTGTACTGATAACTTGCTATAACTAATACTGCTTGAGGTATTTATTTAGGGTCTAACGCCTTCCACAATACTTCATATAGATTTCTAAACATAGATGATGGTTCTTTATCTATGTTTTGGATAACCCATTTACGCATATCATTAAATCTTTTTTCTTTTAATGTTGCGACTAATTCTTTATTATGAGTTTCAGATAAACTGAATAGTATACCACTATCAATCTTACCCCTTACGGAGTATCTTTGAAGTTCATTAATAGTTCTTCTGAAATCTGGAAAGTGTTTTATTATAAGTTCTGCTAATACTTTCTTATCATAAGGTACTGCTTCTTCATCTAACACTTTACCTAGTCTAATCATCATAGCGTCAGCACATTTTTTCTTTTGACCGTTCTGTATCTTAAAGTCAACTACGGTACAACGACTATGTAATGCTGGTATGATTTTATTTTTGAAATTGCAAGTAAATATAAATCTACAATTCTTATAAAAAGTCTCAATAAAATTTCTTAAAGCAGGTTGAACACTATCGGCGTTCATATAATCTGCCTCATCAATTATTATAACTTTATGTCTGGCGTTCTTATCTAAAGACACCGTACTCGCAAAGGATTTTATTTTAGTTCTTAATGTGTCAATTTGACGACCTTCGTCTGACCCATTAATAATTAGATAATCACACTTCAATTCTTCACATAAGGCACGAGCAACCGTTGTCTTACCTGTACCTGCTGTACCTGATAAGAGTAGATTGCTTATCTCACCTTGTCTTAAAAAAGATTGAAATGTGTGTTTTATATCCTCGGGAAGGATACAATCTTCAATAGTTTTTGGACGGTATTTCTCCACCCATAAAAAGTCTTCTGCCATAATATATACTCCATAATTTAATTACTCAATTTAAAATTCAGATTCAGGTTCTAAAGCAATCCAGTATTGTACTGGTCTTGTTCTATTAACAAAATGTGAAATTTTTTGTTTAGAGATAGCAACATCATAATCATCTTCTAACATTTTAAAGTTTTCAGCTTTGAAAAATGCTTTAAATTTCTTATCAGTTGTCCCTAATTCAATATCAAACTTATTAGAAGCTTTGTTTTTTCTATCTTCAGCAATAAGTCTCATTGTTTTACCATCACCGATAACTCCGACATCTGGTAAGTTTAATGTAACCACTCCTTTTTGAAGTCTAGCAAAATCTGCTTTTTTCAATGTAAAAGCAACTTCTGTATCTGGCATAGAAATTGTTTTAGTTGGTGCAACGATAACAGATTCATCAGCGAAAGTATACTTACTAGTAGACCTTCCATCTTTTCCTGATAATGCTACACTTGAAGACCCATTAAATTTTAAAGATGGTGCTTCAAACAAATCTATTGTTCTTAAAAATTCAGGCAAATCATAGATAGCAAATTGCTCGCTAAAATCTTCTTTAATATCTGCCTGTGCCAAAATATTTTTCATAGTAGAAATCGTATTTAATTTCTTACCTGGTTTGATTAAAATATTTTGATTTATATTTGCAAAGTTTTTTAACATTGCAATCGTGTCATTTGATAGGTTCATATCAATATTTCTCCTTCATTATTTAAACATTATATTCTAGTGTGTGCCTTTTGTCAATAACCACTTGTCAGATAATTAACAATATTCTCTGGTGTGGTTTCTCCGTATGGGTCTTTGTCATTACTTTCATTGTTAATACCTGGTTCTTGCCACCAGTTTTCAATAACTCCGTCTTTAACAACTGCCATATATCTCCAACTTCTCATACCAAAACCTTGTAAAGGTTTCTCAATAAGCATACCCATACCTCTTGTAAACTCTCCTGTGCCATCTGCTATCATTTTAACTTTTTTGATACCACTATGATGTGCCCAAGCGTTCATTACAAAAGAATCATTTACAGATATACAATATATCTCATCTATATTTGAAGTTTTAATTTTGTCATAATTATTTTCAAAACCTGGTAATTGTTTTGCTGAACAAGTAGGTGTAAATGCACCTGGCAAGCTAAACAATACAACTCGTTTACCTTTGAAATAATCGTGTGTAGATTTATTAATCCACTCTCCACCAATAGGACATCCACCAGAAGAATCAGTAGAGTAATCGTCTCCAGTTCTTACTCGGAAATTTACTATTGGGAGTTCAATTTCTTTTTTCATAATCATTTATCCTCATTTATATACAATATAACATAATCAATAAAAGAAGTCAATAGGCCGTGGTTTAATACGACCTATCAACATTTAGCTAATTAGCGAAGCCATTTCAATACTCCGCTGTATTACTTATCTAATTTTAATAGTTCTAGGTTTCTTACCTTCTGGAACTATCTTCTCTAAAGATACTCTTAAAAGACCGTCTTTAAGTTCAGCACCTTTTACTTCCACATCGTCAGCGATAGTAAATGTTCTGCTAAAGTTTCTTTTAGCTATACCTTTATGCAACATACCTTCATTGTCCTCAACCTCTTTAGTTTCCTCATCTTTTTTAGAAACCACGGTTAGAACATTATCAGCGTAATCAACAGAAACATCATCTTTAGAATATCCTGCTAATGCTAATTCTATATCATAAGTCAGTTTACCTGTCTTAACGATATTGTATGGTGGATAATTTGGGACCTTTGGAAAGTTAAAGTCTGTATCTAGCATATGTTCAAATGTATCAAACACGCTATCAAAACCTACACTTATTGGTCTTAAATTATTAAAAAATTGAATTGCTTTTGAATTGGTCATAATAGAACCTCCTTTTGTTAAGCAAAGTTTATTTTTATATGAGACCCTTTATGGCGTCTCACTAGTATTTATATAAGTACGATTTAAAAAATGTCAAGTACTAATATAAAAAAGTGGTGGTTTTTACATAGACATATAGTCTGTGAGGAGAACCACCGAAACTCCAGCGACACCGTATTTGATATTTTGTATCTGGTCACGGCGACCTTTTACGCTCTGCCAGGACTTATGAATTGCCTTAGCATAATATATATACAACTTCACAGAAGCGGCGTAAAAATCTTTAATATCCTCTTTGAGCCATTTGTTTTTTCTTATTTTTTAAGAAAGCTCTAGTCATTTCCTTTTTCTTACGATTCTTTTTATCGCAAGGTTTCTCGTAATATTGTCTTTGACGCAGTTCTTTTATTCTGCCGTCCTTCATAAGTTTCTTTTTCAAAACTCTCATCGCTTGTTCCACATTATTATTTCTTACAACTACTAACAATTTATTTACCTCCTCTCATTTATTTCATATACCTTGTTAAGGCAGTTTCAAATTCTATTGGATTTAAGTCTGTATATAGTACTGCCCTATTATTTTTACTATCACCATTATACTTTGTTTTATATGCGTGGCAATTTCTACAAAGTGTTTGTACATTTTCAGGAACATTGTTCCATCTTTCTCCATCTATATGGTCCATTTCTAACATACAACTATCCGTTATATCAGCAACACATTTAAAACCTAATCTTTCATCTATATTCTCACAATATTTTTTCTTATGTGGTGTAACCCCAGGTCTATTACGACCTCCCATATGACATTTATAGCACTCCGTTCTAACATCATAAGTACCGTTCTTATTTGTCTTTCTGGTATGTACAGGACTTCCACAACCATCGTTGATACATTCTGGTTTATTCCATTTATATATTTTATTTTTCTTTCTCAATTAACTACCTTACCTGTAAATGTTTCTTTTAATGCCTTTAATGGACTAGGGTCTGGTTCATTAGATTCACTATCCATTAATAAAATTATATAATGAATTGCCTTTAATAAATCTTTACGATTTTTTCCATTTTTCTTTCCATATCTACACAAATATTTAATAGCATTTGCCTGACTAAAATGTTTATCAATGTTAAGGTGTCTTAACATATCTTGGACTTGAAATCCGTCCTTTGTAGTACTATAATGTTCTCCATAAGTACCTTTTATATAATCTGAAATTTCTTTTATTATTTTATCTACATCTTTATATTTCATTTATTCTCCTTGTAGTCCTATAAAAAGGTAGGGAGCCACTACACTCCCCACCAAGGACCACACTATTTGATAAGTTTTGGATAATTAGACAAGGTCTTCCTCGTCCTCTTTATCGTCCTCATTATCATCGGTTGTTTCCATTTGTTGTGCCTTCAAAGCGTCAGCTTTTTGTTGTTCGGCGATACTTTCGGCAGTTGCCCCAGCATCCACTTTCCCATACAGGTCAACAAAGGAATTCTTTGTATCATCATCAAATCTATTAGTACATAGTTCAATCGCCTTCATCTTATTTCCAAAGATTGCAAACGCCTGACATATGTGGACTAATCTTCTTGTTGAGATAATTTCGTCAACTCCTCCATCAAAGTAAGTTTTTCTAATTACATCTGCCCAAGTAGATAATTTTTCTACATACTTCTCATCTTTTTTACCCGATAGAGCAAGTGTATTATTTAAAATCTTCTGTTCAGTTTTAGCAGAAGGATAAGTCTGTTCAAAGGTTACTGGAAATCTTTCCAAAAACGCCTCGTTCAGTATGTTCGTTCCAATAAATTTACCATCATCACTACCTTGCCCTTTAGTATTGGCAGTAGCAACAACATTAAATCCAACCTTTGGTTTAACAAATTTATTAATCTTCTTAACATAAACTCCGTTACCTTCAAGGATTGGTTGTAAACACATTATCTTATTAGACGCAAGGTCAACTTCATCAAGGAGCAATACAGCACCTCTCTCCATCGCCTCTATAACTGGACCATTTTGCCATACGGTTTGACCATCTTTAAGTCTATAACCTCCCAGCAAATCATCCTCATCGGTCTCAATAGTAATGTTTACTCTAATCATTTCCCTTTTACTCTCGGCACACGCCTGAACAACAGAAAAAGTTTTACCATTTCCTGAAAGACCTGTGATGAATATAGGATAAAATTTATTAGATTTAATTATGTTTCTAACATCTGGATGATTTCCAAATGATACGAAACCTTTATCTTTATTTGGAACAATATTTCCTTCTAAAGATGAAATCACATACGCCGCTTCTTTTTTTGTATCAGAAACATTGTTAATTTGTGTATCATCACTAGGAACATTGTCCTTGTTTTTATCATCTAATACATCTGATTTAGTATCAAGTACTAACTTCTCATCTATATTAGGCAATTTAAACAAACCTCTACCAATTTTGTAGTGTTTATTTTTTGTTAACCATTGAGGTGCATAAGCATAACCAAATTTCTTATTGGCAGCTTTCAACTCATTAACGGTCAACTCAACTTTGCCGTACATCTTAAATGCACTTTGAACAAAGTCTTTTTGCTTCTCGTTTAATGTTATCATAGTATAGTCTCCTTTTTCAATTAACATTTTTTTCATTGTATAAGTATATGCTATCATTTTTGGGACTTAATGTCAAGCACTTTTTACCCTTATTTAACAACACTTTTAACATACTTAAGCAACTCTCTTTATAAATTTTGATAAAAGTACTCTGGAAACCGTTCTAGCTTTCATACTTTTACCAAAAATTCTTTTAATATCACCTTTCTTACTATTATCTTTTACTTCGTTAAGGTCGGTGTTTTCAACTTTCATAGTCTTAGCATTAACTAAAAAGAAATCTGTATATCCTTCTTGTTTAACACTAGCAGATTTGTTTTTTGTAAATTCTGCTCTAATCTTTCTGTATAATTCTTCTCTTAAAGACCAAGGAAGATTCTGTTGTTTTGCAGAAAAAGCATATCTTTCAAATTCATATTTATTTTGTCTCTTTAATAAGAAGAAACCAATAGTAGTCATATTAAATTTTCTTTTTAATCCTTCTAATAACAATCCAGTAGTACTACATCTATCATAATCATTACCACTAGCTTTAATATATTTACTTCCAAGTTTTAATACTGGAATAGAACCCCAATCGGAATCTGATTTATCAAGTTTTCCTTCTTTAGTTAACCATTTTGCCTTGTTGGAACTATTAGAATGTCCATCTGTTAAAGTTATTAAAGACAATTTATCAACTTGATATTTTTGTTTAAATTGTGGTACGATTTTATACATAGCAGCCAAAGTTTCATTTAAAGGCGTACTAGATAATTGAAATTCATACGGAGGATATAATCTATTAATATATTTCTCCTGATTTCTCCAATTATAATTATCATCATAATATTTTGAATAACTATAAAGTAAAAATAATGATTGGTCTAATTGTTGTTTTTTAGCAGTATGAGAAGCAATTTCAACCATATTAAATGCCTCAACTACCATATCGCCTGATTTGAAATTCCAATTAGTCATCATTTCCTTTTTAGCAAAATCTCGTCTTTCACTCCAAGACATATCAACAACCTTATCTGAAAAGAAATAAACTTTATATGGAATATTAATTCTTTGGCAGAACCAAACTAGTTGTAATAATTGTTCTACGGTCTTACCAATAACATTTGCCATACTACCTGACCAATCAAGTACTAAAATCATTCCGTGGTTTTTAGCGTCAGGTATAATAGATAATCTTTTAAATATATCTTCATCTGTTTTGTATCTATGTAATTTTAATGGGTCTATAACTCCTGTTTTATCCTGTGTCGTTCTTTTATATCCGTCAGCAGATTTTTTCATTTCAAATTCTTTAACAAGATATGTAATAGTTCTTTCACTATCTTTTTTAAATTTCTTATAGTCATCCCAATTGGCAATAAAATCTTCTTTTGGATTTTTCTTAGCAGATTCCATACCTCTATTAATCCAAGACTTCATTGGATATATAATTTTACTTAAATTACAATCTGGAATATTTAAGTAAGTAAAACCTTTATGTCCCATATCAACATAATTTTTACTAATTTTTTCTTCACTATAATTTTGAGTAATTGATTTTAATGGCATATTGATTTTAACATTTTTGCCACCAGCACCATCAGGATTTCCTGTTTGTTTTTTCCCTTGTGTACTATCTAATTCTTTTTTATCTTTACCATCATCTTTGGTATCTTTATCAGCACTTCCTGATTTTTCGTCATCTGATTTTTTATCTGTATCAGATTTTTTATCACCATCAGATTTTTCGTCTAATTCTTTTTCATCAAAATTCGTATCATCTTTATCAATTTCGGCAGAAGAACCATCTTCATTTTCTCCTTCTTTGTCTTTAGGTTTCTCCCCATATTGTAAAGTTAATGGGTGTTCATCAAAGTCTGGTAACTTTTTAAGTTTTTCGTTTTGTTTATTTTGCCAATCAGCAAGTTTTTTAGCAGCGGCAATAACATCTTTAAATGTTTTACACTTGTCAACAAGGTTAACAAATAACATATCTTCTTTTGAAAATTTAATATCTAAAGTTTTTGAAGATTTAGAATACAAGTTGATTTTATCAATCAACATTAATTCTTTGTTTAAGTCTTTATCTTTACAACCAAAGAAGTTATCATTCCATAATACTTGGAATCCATCTTTATAATCATTTACTAATCCAGGATACTTCTTCTGTATCATTTTATCTATTCTAACATCTTCAATAACATTAATGTAATCTTTAATATCCATTAAGTTATCTTTTTTCAATGCGTCAATCCAAGCTTTTTGTGGAGTGTGTAATGCGTGTGAAACTTCGTGTCCCACAAGCATATCATATACTACACCTTTTGGATTTTTGAATATTGGGATTGTTAAAATTCTGTCCTCTAAATTAAAAGAAGCAGTTTTAACTTGGTCGTGTTGTACGGTGATGTTTTCTGTTGCAAGTAATTTAGCAAGATTTGACTTTTGGTCAAAATTCATAGTGTCTTTGTGTCCTTTTTTATTCATAATATAGACTTATCCTATCACCAATCAAAATGATTGTCAAGCACTATTTTGACTATTTTATGAGATTTCTTTAATATACGGTTTTACTAGGGTTTCCCAAGATATGAGACTATTTCCCTTATTTTATGCGATTTAAACGCCCTAGGAACGGCGGAGAGAGGTGTTTCCGTAGTCCGATGATACACACATCACCAGGAAAAACACGGTTTTATAAGGGTTTTTACTTTCTCAATATAAACACAGGTTCGTATTTTGCACCCGATTCTTGTGAGGACAACTGCAACTTGTATGTATCAGTATGTTCAAATCCTTCTTCAACAGCAATTCGTACCGTGTCATCTTCAAAGGTTTTGTGAGACTTAATATTCGCTACATTTAATCCCATATACTTACCTGGCTTTAATCCTCTATAAACATTTTTAATTGTCTCTCTTAAAAATCCATTATTCCAATCTTCATTAGTTGAGAAGTTTTTAAATGATTGTTCAGCGTCATCTGAATATTGTTCCCAATTGAAATAAGGTGGACTTGTAAATGCGAAATCTAAACTATTCTCTTTAGGTTTAAATGTCTCACTACCTTGTCTATTTAAGAAGTAATGATTATCTGGATTGCCGTGGTCTTCTTTAATCTGTTTTAATCCAGCAAAGGTTAAACTTGCTGGGTCTGTTCCAACATAATTAACATTGGATATAATCGCACCTAATATACGACCACCATAACCCATAGACATATCCCAGACTAGTTCGCCTGGTTTCATAAAGTTTTGATATAAACAAGCAGCTGCTGTAGGTCTGAAATTAGATACACATTGAGTTCCTGTATATCTTCTTAATAAAGACCTCATTGTACTTTCTGCTTTATGTTTCGATTCTTCTGACCTATATGTTTCATTACCCATTAAATCATATGATACAGGTTTTAAATCGTTTACTGAACACTTACCAAAGAAAGAACCTGTTAATAGTTTCTTAATTCCTTTTTTAAAGTGTTCTTCATTTTCATATATCTCCATAGGAGTTTTCATCTTACCACATCTAATAGCAAAACTATGTGGCATATAAGACCAAGCAAGTGATAGACCTTCTTGGTGTGGTTTAATAACTCCATCTTTAGTTAATAAGTTCTTACAATCAACTGCTCTTAACTTGGACATCTTCTCTTTTCTCCAAGTCTCATCTGTACTATAATAAGGGAAACCTCTTGTCTGCCAAAATGTATAAACTTCGTCTATATTCTTTTCTAATTCTTTTTCATCTGTAGCCATTCCTTTTAGATTGCCTTTACTTGTAATATTATCTTCACCTATAATATCTACAAAAGCGTCTAAAGTAGCACTACCTTTTATATCTGTTAACTTCTTCATCTACCTTTTCTCTTTAAATAATCTCCTGTGTATCCTGGTTCATATACAGGAATTTTATCTCCGTAGGTTACGGTTATATTTCCATATGCTTCTTGTTTTCTAATTGATGTTAAGTCTGGCATAGGCGCTGTGCCTTTATCTTTACCACTCTCAACTTCTTGTCTAGTGTACCTAGGTTTCTTTGACTTATCTAAACTTCCTACATTAGTAGGATAACCTGGTTTTAATTTCTTTACTTTGCCACCTTTTGCTAAAAACTCTTTCATTAATCTATCAGATTCTTCTTTAGACATTTTGGGTTTATGCTTTTCTAATCCACAATTGTCTTTAAAGTTGCTCATACAAAGTACTTATCTGAATACCATTTATAAAATGTTTTATCACTAAAGTATTCTACTATTGCAGGAGCAGGTACTTGGTCGCTTCTTATACAATCTGCTACATCCTGATAGTCTGTTTTATCTACTTTATGTTGTTTCTTACTTTTCATCTTTTCAAGTGCTTTTAAGTATCTTTCGTTTTTTTCCATCTTTGAGTATCCTTCCATAATTTGGCCAACCAAATTTATCAGGACTTTCATCTGTATATCTCCAACGAATAACTCCTGTGTTTGGATTCCTTTCGTATATCTTTTCTCTTACTTGTTTTGTTTTCGCCATTTCCAATATCCTTTTAACCACTCGTTATGTGGTGTATCTTCTTTTATAGGCATAGAGACAAAGTTATTTCTGTCTAGTCTATTTCTTAAATTGTTTAATTTATCTATTAAGTAATCTATTATTTTTATCATAGTACTATACTATCAGCTTTCTATTAGGTTGTCAATATGCTGTACTTATACACATCACCCATTAGAGTACCTTTGGACCATACAACCTCACCTACTACCTTCATACCTACCTTATCGTAAAACCTTTTAGCTTTTTGATTATCCCTTCTAACGGTTAACCAAATATCTTCTTTTACGAAATCTGCAAATCTCTTAAATACATCTACGCTATTACCAGCTTCCTCTTTTACTATCTCTTGTATAACTATATCACCTTTATTAGCTTGTACATTACCAAGTTTCTGCTTTCTCTTGTACTTATTATAAGTTATAACTACACCCGAATCGTATATAACTTTACCTTCTTCAATCTTATTCTTTAAACTATCGAATCTTAAATAAGGAAATATATCTCTATATCCTTTGAAGATATTTTTAATTGTATCAAAGTCTTCTAGTGTTGCGTGTTTCATTTTCAATATTCTTCTTTTCTGATATTAAATGTTCTATCTCATCTGTTCTTGGTCTTTTACCCACTAACCACATCATAGTTTTTTCTTTCTTATAATCTATATTCTTTAACAACCAATCGTATGCTTTACCTTCGTAAATATCATCAATGTATTCTCCTTCAATTTTAAAATTCATAGATTTTGAATAAGGAGCTTTATGAGCAATCATTTCAAATTTAGGATAGTTTTTTATATCATCTTCATAAACATCTTTAAAGTAACCTGCAAGTTTCTTTTCTCTTGTAGGACCTACACATACACATACAATACGCTTCACTTTCTTATTGTATCTTTTAAGACCAATTAAAATTCCAGCAGTTTGAATTGCAACACCTGTTGGTATAATAAGATTGTCTAACTCATCTGGTATATTTTGTACTTGTTCTGCTGTTGCTTCAAATACTTCTTTTGGATTTGTTTTTAATAACTCACCCATTTCAATAGGCATATAACCAGTTTCTTTAGCTATATCTTTCATCCTTGCGTGAATAACAGCAGTCATTCCGTGGCCTGCAACTATTCTAATTTCACAACCATAATGTTTTGTTAATCTCATTTGAGGAAGTTTATCTAAATTTGCTGGTTTAGTTCCACCCACAGCGGCAATACATTTTACACCATATTTCTGTGCCACTTTACCTATGTTTGCTGATTGTGGAGAGTGTACTGAAGCAGCAGTTATTACTCCGTTATTATGTTTGTTTCTTATATCATCTAATTTTGTTTCAAATAGTTTTAATGCCTGTCTTACTTTACCACCATTAACTTCGTAATCTCCAAATGGTTTAAATAAGTCGTCTCGTTTCCAATATATACCTTCTCTATAATCTACTGGTGTTATTTGCATAGTAATCCTCTAATTTGTTCATTAGCAACTACATCTATTACTAAATGAGTTCTCCAAGTTTTACCACCATTGATTGCTCTATGTGGTTTTCTTATATCCAAATACCAACAATGTCCTTCTTCCATATTAACAATTGTTTTACTTCCTGTTATACCCCAACTTGTAAACTCTACACCTGGATTGGTTACAATAGGAATATGTATTCTCATTAATCTTCCATTTGATATTCCTAGGTCTGGATCAACTTGGTCTGTATGTCTTTCAAGTTCTCCATCACCTGGTTTTAAGTTCATAAATCTAACTCTATGTATTTCAGTTGGAAAGAAATCTAATATATCTTCAATTAATGGAAACTCTTTTCTTAATTCTGTATCTTGTAATTCAAATGTTTCATCTTTGTTTTCTTCTTGCCACTTCTTATTCATTTCTATTGGTTTGGTAATAAATCTCCAATCAGGACTATAACCTCTTAATGATATAGCACTCCAAGCTTTATCTTTATTATAGTTTGAATAATGATTAGTAAACTCTAAAGTTTTTTCTTCTAATTGTTTTGCAAGTATTGGTACTATTCCTGAAAAAGTTAATTCTAATGGTTTCAATGTATACTTTTCATATGTAGGAACTTTTGGGTGTTGTCTATTTTCTAAACTATGACTAGCATTTCTAAAATAAACACCAATCAAATCTGCAACTGAATTGTATTTGGCACCTACCTTTTCAAATCCTGCTTCATCAGCAATTGCTTTGTCTGATTGACTTTCTTCGTTAATGAATAACCATACATTTTTATCTGTATAATGTTTATCTTCTTTTAGTGTAGTAATTATATTTCTACTATCTTGTTCTGCTGTATAACCTAAATGTTTAATATGTAAATCTCCTGGATACTTCGTACCTAAAAGTACTCCTGGAAACATCCATATGTTTACTTTAGTCTTTACTTCTTCCTGATGGATTAGACCTTTGCCTAATAATTGAATATTGTCTTTGCTTAATGCGTCAGCAATGTTGTTCTTTTTAAACTTACTTAATTCGTGTTGAGCGTATTTGTTATAACTATCAAATATCTTTTCTAGTTTTTTTAAATAATCTAAATCAAATCCTTTTTACCAAGGTTTCATTTCTTTTTCTTTCATCAATTTAATATTATCTTCGTACTCTTGCAAGTCTTTATCACTCATCATTGTCATTGGTTAATTTATAATCAAAGTATATAAACCTTATATTATTCACCTCATCGTTGTTAAATCTTTTATGAAATTTTATGTTGTCGTTAAATAAAACATATTCTCCTTGTTCTGGAAATATCTTACATCTGTCTAGTGCTGTTACCTCAATATAGTTATCTGTAGTATAGTGTGCTTTGTCTAGGTACACTATCACATTACCTCTTACACCTTCTACATAACCTTTCCATATACCACTAAAATTTAATTTAATGTTCTTATATCTCTTTTTAAGGATTGGTTCTAATTGAGATTTTATCTTTTCTATTTCTTCTTTTGCTTTTGCTGTTAATGTTTCTTTATCTTGTGGCGGCCAAGAAACTTCATCAAACGCTGAATTATCTACATTTAATAAACCTGTTTCAAAACCATCGTGTTTAAAAGAATCAAAATCTTTTATTGTTGATACATCGTTTAATATTTCTACCATTATTTACTCACCTTTTGTGGTTTTGATTTTTCCATTTGTTTCTGGTATCGTCTCCACTTTTTCATTTCTTTTTCTGCTTTTTTATACGCCAAGTCTAGTTTCATTTTACTAACTTTCATTGGCATTAGTATACCTGCTTGATGGTCGTATTCGTGTTGACATACTCTACTCATCATACCATCTAAACTTGCTTCTTTTAAGTCGCCATTTTCATCTTCGTATTTCATAACACATTTTCTAGGTCTAACAATGTTAATGAATAAGAAAGGAAAAGTTAAACAACCTTCTTTCATCATAACCTTTTCATCACTTGTTGATAATATTACAGGATTAAACATTGCAAGTTTCATTCCATTTTCAATTGACTTATGGTCACCTGCAACAAACATATTAAATGGTAATCCTATTTGTATAGCACTTAAACCTATACCACCATATTTGTGCATAAGTTCAAACATTGATTCTGTTAATTCTTTTCTATCTTTAATACCAAACTCTTTAAGTAAACTATCTTTGTAAGGTGCAACAGGTCGTCTTAATATACCATTCCCAGGTTCTATTAATTGTTTATTAAATGTTTTAGGATTAACTCCGTCTCTTACTTCATAAGGAATATCTTCTACTGGTACTTCTTTTAAAATACCTCCATTGTCTTTTGCTTGTTTCTCTAACTTCTTTTTAATGTTAGTTGTATCTATCCATTGACCTTCTGTAGTATCTGGAGTACCTTCTGTCATCTGTTTCTTTGCTTGTGCCATCATATCATCTTTAAACTTTTCTTCTTCACTCACCGTCATAGGTCTTCTTGTTTCTTTTTTAGACATTTGCTATCCTCGTAAAATTTTGGTATTTCTCAAATTTAATTATATTAGTAAACTTATCAAACATTATATCTCCTTTGTGTGATATTATAAAGATGTTTTCTTTTGTTAGTGTCTTAATAATTTTAAAGAAATCATCTGTTCCTTGTCCATCTAAACTACTATCAAATATTTCATCTAATACTAGTAAGTTTGTATTAACACTATTTTTCATCTTCGCAATACTTCTCCAAGTAAATAACAATGCAAGGTCTATTCTCATCTTTTCACCTTCACTAAAGTTATTGTAATTGAAAGAATCCATATGACGACTCTTAACCGTCTCTTTAAACTCCTCATCTAAATTAAATGATACAAAGAAGTCCATAGCTTGTAAATAGTTATTAATTAAAGTATTCATAACAGGTAAATATTTTTTAATAATTTGTGCTCTTGCTCCACTATCATCTACTATCTGTCTCAATACATCAATATATTTTTTCTCCTCAATAACATTATCTCTTTGTACTTTTGCGTCAACTAATTCTCTTTTTAATTTAGCGATTTCTTCTTTTATATTTAGGCCGCCAGCATCCTCAACTGATAACTTATCTATCTCATCTTGTATTCTATCTGTATGTCTTTTAATCTCATCAATAGAAGTAGTTAATTTTGCAACATTAGTTTCAATAGTTCTAACCTTACCTGCAATGTTATCAAATCCTAATACTTCTTCTTCTGTTTTAGTTATTTCTGTTAATAGTTTTTTATAACCATCTTGTAATTTAACTACAGCATCCTTCTCCTCATTAACCTTTGTCTGTCTAAAACCTTGTTCTATCTCCTGTGTACAAGTAGGACAATTAGTATTGTCTTCAAAAAATTTTAATGTTTTCTTATGTGTCTTTAAGTTCTGGTCTATCTTTGCTTCTAACTTATGTAATTGTGTAAACTTATCTTTTGTCTTTGTCTTGCCTAATAATTTTTGTTCATTATCATTAAGTTCTTTATTAAGACTTTCTATTCTAGTCATATAATCTCTCTTATGACTATGTGCTTTTTCTATGTCTTCTTTCTTTTTAGATATAGCGTCTGTATCTCTACCTTGTAATTCATTATAATGTTTCTCTTGTAGTTCAACTTTATTCTCAATCAAATCTACTTGGTGTCTTAATGTAGTAATGTCTTTTGTTAAATCGTTTTGTTTACTCTTTAATAAGTAGTTCATATTTTGAAATACTTTAATGTCTAATATTTCTTCAATTACTTCTCTACGATTCCTTGACCTCATCTTCATAAATGGTTCATAAAGAGAGGACCCTAATATAACAACTTGGCAGAAAGACCTATAATTCAATTTCATTATATTTTGTTCTAAATGTTTTTGATAATCTATACTACTTGCGTCTTGGTTAATTAAAACTCCATCTTTATATATTTCAAATATATTTGGTTTAATTCCTCTTACAATTTTATACTTTTTAGGACCTACACTAAAGTTTATTTCTACTAGAGTATCAGCATTATTAATACTATTAACCATTTGTTCTTTCTTAATAATTCTAAATGGTTTGTTAAACAAAGCAAAACATATTGCGTCTAATAAGGTTGACTTGCCTGACCCATTAGTTCCAATAATTAATGTTGTTGGTTGTTCTGCTAGATTAACACTTATAGGAGTATTACCTGTTGATAAAAAGTTCTTCCAAGTTATATTATGAAATATTATCATTGAAAAGTACCTACTATCATATGAAATAATACATAACACGCATATAATAATAAAGCATAACCAATTATCTTTTCGTATATATTAAACATTTGTCATTTCTCTATATGTTGTTTTATTATGAATAACAACCTCGGAATCGGTTTCAATCCATAATCTTGCACCACACTTTCTCGGTTTATCTGGACTATAAATCATTTCACTAGGACCTAATATATCAACTTTACTACCATACCAAGTCTTTCCTTTTAGTTCAACTCTACAAACTGGAAGTTTTGTTCCTCTTTTATTGTTCTTTTGTAAAACATTTTTATTAATGTGAATAATTGTTTTCACTACTTATCTTGTACCTCTTGGTAAAAGTCTTTCATTATTGAGTTCATCTTTCCTTTGTCTAATTCAGTATCTAAACTATTAATATAATTTTGTAAGAAAGTTAAAGTATCTTCTCCTTGGTCTAATATAGTACTATCTGCTGTTGCATTAATATTATAACTATCTTCTATAACATTAACTTCGTGTGTGTTAATCTCGTTGTGCAATCTATCAATAAATTCTCCGAATTGATTTGGGTCTGTTTTTTCTTCTACTATAACTTTTAAATGTTTGTCTTTATAGTCTGTTATATCCATATTAGTATAACTTTGTTTCGTATCATTGTATATAATTTTTTCAAACATAGTAAGTGGATTTGGTATTCTAGTTAGTTCTCTTGTTTCTGTATCAAATATATGAAATCCTTTTGGACATTGATAGTCTGACCAAGTTATTTCATATTGAGTTCCTAAATAATATATTGTTCCGTTATCTGATTTTCTATGATAATGACCAGACAATACTTTATCAAATCTTCTAAACTGGTCCATTTCTAAACCAACTTCCTGAAAGTGTCCTTTGTGCATTTCAAAACCTTTAATTTCTAAATGACCCATAGCAACTTCGGCGTGTGAATTATCAATCTCGTATATACTTTCTTCTTCTGTTTCAGGACATATCCAAGGTAATAATAATATATCTAAACCATCAAAGTTAACCGTAGCAGGTTTATCATATATCCAAGGTTCATTTTCACCATCAAAGGTTTTGATTAAGTGTGTGAAATTTACTTTGTTTGTATTCTTGTAATATGTGTCGTGGTTACCTAGTATAATATGTGTATCTATTTTTAAGTTCCACAATCTTTTCCAAAAGTTCTCTTGGAAGTTATGAGCAGTATTGAAGTTAATAAACTTTCGTCTATCAACAACATCGCCTAAATGGATTAATGTTTTAATGTCGTGTTGTATTATATACGGAAAAAAGATTTCATCATAAAATCTATTAAAGTATTTTACAAACGCAGGATTATCATTTCTAGCACCGAAATGGGTATCGTTCAACAAAGCTATTTTCATAATATAATTACTTTATAAAGTCTTCTAAATTCGCCTTCGCTTTTCTAACTCTTTTTTTAGTTGGTTTTGGTTTTGGTTTATTCTTACTTAATGTTGGTTCTTCCATAGGAAGATTCTTTTGTAAAAATTCTGTAAATTGATTCTTAAAATCTCTATCGTCTCCTGGTTGCAAAGTCATATCATCATAATTTGCGTCCTGGATTAGTTTATGTTTAATAATTGTTTGTTTCTTTTCTTTCTGTATTCTTCGTATAAATGCGTAATAGATTATTTGTGTAAAATAAGCAAACGGATTGTTTGACTTTTCGGGATTAAAGTTTCCTAGATATTGTAAACAATTCTCAATACCATCACTTATCATATCGTCTCTAAATGTATAATTGATAAAGTTTGGTCTATATGATAAATGGTTTGCAATCTTTAAAAAACACTCACCTATGTAATTGGTCACAGGAGGATTTTTTCGGCCTCTCTTTTTCGCCTTATTACACTTATCTTTATACTCAATCATTGCTTCTAAAAACACTTTGTTATTTACATAGTGTTCCTTTTTAGCAGGAGTTCTAATTCTTTTGGGTTTTTCTGAAATTGTTTCTTTTGTCATTATGTTCTCACTATACTATATTTTGTTGTTAGAGTCAATAACCTAACTATTTTTTCGGTCCCTGGTATGGCTTATTGACAGGATTAATTTTATATGATATATTCAGCGTGTTGCCGCTGAGATATAGAGTCTATAGAGCAACTATTAATGAATAGTTTTCTTCTTAATATCGTCATCGTGGATATCAGTAAATTCATCTATTATATCATCAAGTTTATTATTTAATTCATCTTGTTCCATTCTGGACATTATTTCTCGGTCCATCAATTTTCGTGTTCTCGGATTATCTTCTCGTCTATGTAATTTATCACCAATATGATACTCGCCAACAACGGCTCTATATGACTTAATCATATCATCGCTAGCGTTTGTTATTGTAAGTATCTTATCTTTTGGAATAGTAACCAATTGATCCTGTGTGTATCCTACCCATTTAACCAAGGCAATATAATCTTTAATACCCAAGTTAGTTATTTGAGGTACATATTTAATCTCTAATGGTTTATCTAGTGTCAGCAACGGCGAATTCGCTGTATCTTTATTTGTAGGTATCACGCATACAACATCTGTTCCGTTAATAATCTTAACGACTTTAACCGTTGTAGTTCCATCAGGATTTAGTTCATTAGGTTTAGGTGCCATATTACTCCTTTAATTCCACATTGTGGATTTCGTAATCAAATCCTTCTTCGTTGTATATATTTATTCTTTCTCTAAAATGCTGTAAGGTATAATTTTCTTTTTCTCCATAAGATACATTATCAGATATATCATATAAAGTTGCATTTGTCTTGTTATCTCCTAGTCGGAGACCACGACCTATTGATTGTAAATTTCTTATCCTAGACTTACTAGGACTAGCAAAAATAATGTTATGCAAGTTCCGTATATTAATGCCTGTACTGAAAGTCCCATAACTTGCAACGATAATAGCGCCATCAGATTTTTCTGTAATTGCTCTAATCTTTTCTCTTTCGTCTGCATCCACTCCACCGTGGACATAAAATACTTGTTTGTCAACAGCTTTTGCTTTAATTGATTCATAAAGTTCCTTTCCGTGTTTCTCTACATATTGGAATAAACATAGTGTATTACCAGATAGACCACAACATAGATTTCTTATATATTTATTTCTTGCCTTACTAGCACATAAAAAGTCCATTTCTTCCTGATATGTTTTATCCTTTAAGAAGTCTCTACTATTCTTACCGTGTGATAATACTAAACAATTGATTTTAAACTTCGCTAGTTGTTTCTTTTCAATCAAGTCAGTAGTTTGTGCTACTTTGTTTACAGCACCAAACAATCCTTCTAATACTAGTTTATGTGTCTTACTACCATCTAAAGTTCCTGTCATACCTACTCTATACTTACAATTAGTCATCTTCGTCATTATACTTGTTAGGGACTGGCTTTTGAATAAGTGTGCTTCGTCTCCAATGATACAACCAAAATCAGCAAACCATTTTTTAGGTAGTTTGTATATTGATTGCCAAGTAGATATTACTATCTTCTTTGGAGTATCTTTATCGTGTCCTTGATATATTCTATGAATATGACTTGTATTATATCCATAGTCTTTGAAATCTTTATATAATTGTTCTACTAAATTTGTTGTAGGTACAATAATCAATACCTTATTTGCTTTCTTATTTCTTAATCTTAATAGTTGAAATCTTAATATCAGATATGCGATTAATGATTTACCAGACGCTGTAGGAGATAATAATAAACATCTGTCTTCTTGTATAGCGTGATAAAACGCATTGAATTGATAGTCTCTAATAGTTAAAGGTATCTTTAATGCTTTACAAAATTTAGCACACTCTAACTTATCTAATGGTTCTTTTTCTACTTTTAATTTGGATACAATTGTTATATTATTGTCAACACAAAATTTCTTTATATAAGGTAATAGACCATAGTATATTTCGCCACTTGCATACTTGAATAGTCTTATCTTTCCATCCCAATATCTACTTCTATATTGTGGCATAAACTTATATCCAGGAACTTCAAAAGTAAAAAATTCTGATAGCTCTCTACGGATATCGCTGTCTGCTTCTATTGAAAGATATACTTCATCTTTCTTCTCTATTATTATATAACGATTTTCAACCATTAATTAAATAGCGCCAGAAGTAAACTTACGCCATTCAATTGTGTCTTTTATTAAAAATCCTCTATTAGATATTTGTTTGATTGTTTTGTCTAGGTAATCACATATAGTTTTTAGATACTCAACTTTTTGTTTTAACTTTATGTAATCTTCATCTGCTTCAATGTACTTATCA